GGTGATCGGTCTGATAACATTCCGGGAATCAAAGGAATTGGCCCTAAGAAAGCAGAGAAGCTTTTATCTGGAGTACCTATGCAACGCAGGTGGAATAGGGTGCGAGCTGCTTGGCGAGCAAACGAGTCGGGAGATCCTGACATTGCCAAGCGTCTATTAACAATGATAACATCTTGGGAAGAATTAGATGACATTAAAGAACAAATCAAGAAGCATAAGTCGGAAAAGCAAGCGCAAGTTTATAGGGATGTTAAAGACTGACCTAGGTTGCACTGACTGTGGATACAATAAACACCCTGACGCTCTTGCGTTTGATCATTTACCTAAGTACGAGAAGCTACATGATGTTTCTCGTATGGTATCTCAAGACAGAGACATAGGTGCAGTGCTTGAAGAGGTGTTTAAAACAGAGGTAGTGTGCCATAACTGTCACGCTATCAGAACAGCGGAGCGTAGAAATGGAAATACTATTCCAGATCAAACCTTTATCAGCAAACAAAATGTTTGTGAGGAAAGGGAGAACAACTTACAAGACAGCTGACTACAAGCGTTTCCAAGAGGACATGGCAAACATGCTGTTAGGAGAAACATGGAACTTTAAAGACAAGCCTGTCCTCTTCATTGTTTATGCTGGGCTATCTAACAGAGCCTCTGACTTAGACAATGTAATTAAACCTTTACTAGATACATACCAAAATATATTCGAGGAGTTCAATGATAAAACAGTACAAGGAATTATCCTCCAACGCGACAGAGTTAAGCGAGGAGGAGAGTACCTCTGGGTACGAGTTGCAGAAGCAAAAGAACTTGAAGTGGGCTTCAAAGAACTCAAAGACTCGGAAGAAACGAAGCATTAACAGAGAGATAAAAGAAGAAAGGGATTTGTGGTGAAAACTAATTGTGAAAGTTGTGGTAGCTCTGATGCAAACCACGTATACAATGACGATAATCCAAGAACACACTGTTTCTCATGTGGGAAAACAGTATTCAAAGAAAGTAGAAATAACATGAATGAGTTAATTGACACAGACGATATAATTGAAAGATCATTTGGCCCTTCAATAGAACAGATTAAAGATTACAGAAGCTATCCTATAACATCTCGTGGTATATCCCAAGAGATCGTAGATCATTTTAAAGTTAAGATGTCTGTGGATACGAATGGTAAACCTGAATCACACTATTACCCTTGGACAGTTGATGGTAACACTGTTGCCTACCAAGAACGTAAGTTGCCAAAGTCTTTCAAAACTTATGGAGACTTTAAGAATGTTGAATTATTCGGACAAAGACAAGCAACATCAGGATTTACGTTGGTCATCTGTGAAGGAGCCATCGACACGATGTCAGTTGCCCAAGCCTACAAAGAAAAGTACGGACGTATGTATTCTGTTGTCGGTGTTAGTACTGCTTCTTCTACCGCTGCTGCTTTGGCTCAAAGGGATTGGATAAATAGTTTCAAGAGCGTCATCATTATGATGGATCAAGATGAAGCTGGAAAGAAGATGACTGACTTCCTAGGTAAGATGATAAAGCCGGGGAAAGCAAAGGTCGCAAAGCTACCAGAGAATGACGCTAACGATACACTGCTAAAGCATGGTTGGAAGACACTGATAGAATGCATATGGAATGCACAGAGTTGGAACCCATCAGGTATCGTTACTGGTGAACCTATCTGGAGTCAATTCATACAGCGTCAGAACGTAGAGTGTGTCCCATACCCTGATTGTCTCAGTGGTTTAAACAAAAAGCTAAAAGGAATTAGACATGGTGAGATTACTCTATTCACTTCTGGAACTGGTAGTGGTAAATCTACTGTTATCAAAGAGATCATCTTGGATCTTCTCTCGAAAACAAATGATAGGATTGGGCTTATCAGTCTGGAAGAAAGCGTTGGAGATACGGCAGAGAAATTTATTGGTATGGCCCTCAAGAAACCTCTTAATGAGGATTCACAGCCATCAGAAGACGAGCTTAGACAGGGTTTTGATCAGGTATTTGGAGACGAAAGACTCGTCCTCCTTGACCACCAAGGATCTGTAGGTGATGATAGTCTTATAGATAAGATAGAGTACATGGCCCTCATGGGTTGTAAGTACTTGGTACTAGACCACATCACCATTGCAGTATCAGAGGGTAGTGATGGACTGTCTGGTAACGAAGCTATCGATAAGTTTATGTCAGACTTACTTAAGATTGTTAAGAGACATAACATCTGGCTAGGGTTGATCTCACACTTGCGTAAAGCACAGGGTGGTAAAGCTTTTGAAGATGGTAACATTGCCTCCATCGATGACATTAAAGGTTCTGGTTCTATCAAACAGATCTCATTTGATATCATTGCATTCTCTAGAAACCTAGTAGCTGTTGATGACTACGAGCGTAACACAGTTACCTTTAGAGTTCTCAAGTCTAGGTTCACTGGACAAACAGGTGATGCAGGTAGCGCATCATACGACACTAAGACCACCCGACTCATAGCTAAAGAGGAAGGTTTTGATTACATAACTAAATAGGAGATTACATGTCAGCACTCCAAGAGATAGTTGACTACCTTGTTAATCGCGTAGATGGGGTAAGTCCAGCAAGACGCAGACCTCACTTAGCAGGTCTTCTCTTGCGACTATCAGTAGACTACAGTGAGCGCATGGAAGATTACGTTCTCAAAAGCATCTCAATATTACAGATGCAATTTACAAAAGATACTAGCTCTAGTCCAGCAGGTACTACAACACTGACCAATGCATCTACAAAGATAGGTCAGAGTGTTGGACGAGAGTTAGATCGGGAACCCCTACCTTGGGGTTCTCAAGTATCCATAGGTGACTTGTTTATAGAAGCCTTATACAACTTAAACTTCATAGAACTATCATATGCCAAGACTAGGAACAGTTGTCACGTTGTGTCAGCTGCCCCTCGTTGGTTTGAGTTAGGCTCTATACCACCTAAAGGAACTAGCTTCCCTTTGGCTGCAACCACTACTGAGAAGCCTAAGGATATCACCAAGATGTTTCAAAACATTAATGGTTCTAACAGGCCAGTCATTAAAGGGAGACTTGAAGGTGACTCTATCAACAGGTATGCTCCTTGGGTGCAAGCAATAAACAAACTACAGCAGACAGCGTGGACTATTAACAAGCCAGTCTACGAAGCAATGGTAGCTAACAGAGATGTGTTTATCTCTGAGGAACCAGTGGATGACAACGATGCCAAGGAACTTAAACGTAGAAGTAAAATGGTTGAGTGGGCATTCATATCTGAGAAGGCACGTAAACTGTCTGAGTTAGATGAGTTCTACCAGTACTTAGATGTAGACTACAGAGGTAGGTTCTATTACTGTGAAAGCTTTATGAACTACCAAGGATCTGATTTAGCTAGAGGCTTGTTTAAATTCAAACACGCCAAGCCAATGACTGAGAGTGGGCTACAGTGGTTAGCTATACACACTGCATCTGTGTTCAACATGTCTTATGGCATCGATGAGATACCTGACTGGTGTGAAGCAGACTATCGAAGCCACTTAGAAAGTGAGGGGTTAGATAATATATCTGTTGATAAGATGACACTGGAAGATAGGATCGCTTGGACTAATGAGTACATGAGTGAAATTAAAGACGCAGGTAAACAACAACAGTTCTCTAGTGATGCTGAGAAGAAAGTATCTTTTCTAGCTGCTTGTGTAGAATGGTATGAGTTTGACTGTGCCTTCAAGGACAATCGTATACACATGACATCCCTGCCAATACCTATAGATGGTAGTAACAATGGGTGGCAACACCTAGGAGCTATCTCAAAGGATGAACAGACTGGAGATCTTGTAGGTTTAATACCCTCCAATATACAAAAAGATTTCTATGTTCAGACTGCAAAGGAGATGATCAACCTGTGTAAGGATGAAAGACTAAGCTCCATACTTGCATCTATGCCTATGAAAAACATACGCAAAGGTATATCTAAACGTGGCTCAATGACTAGGGCATACTCAGCAGGGTCTAAGAAGATAGCTGAGAACATGTTCTTTGATTGTAAGTCTGAGGATTACCACACCCTGTATGGGATTACCCAAGACGATTG